GATCAATAAACTCAGGTGATAGGTCAAGCTTCTCTCTATTATTATAGAGAGCTTCCATAATAATGTTTAACTGCTTATGAACTGGTAAGCCGTGTTCTTGAGTAATAAGACGACCGGCTTCAGCATTCATTTCTGTTTCAAATACTTTCCACTTCTTATCAACATTAGCTTCTCTATAATCTTTAGGCTGTAATGTTTCAACATGCTTAAGACCGCCAGTGGCATAATCACCTACATATACATTTAAAACAGGATCGAAGTTATCCGGCATTTCTTTATAAAGGCCGGTTGTTGGTTTAAAGTTAGTAAAGCCGATAAAACGGCCATTAACGGAGAAGAGTGCGTAGTTTTTCATTGTTCTAAAAGTGTATCGTATTCTTTGATTGGATTAAGTCCGTAAACAGCTGTATAGCGTGTTTTGTCACGGACTGGTGAAACCCAGTGCCATCTATATTTAGGTATGTCAATCACGGTTCCTATCTTATCTGGGTAAGTTATATATGTTCCGTCTCGCTGTTCCACTGTAACCCCGTCAATACTGGAAGTTGAAAGCATAACAAGACCGAAGAGAGGGTAACAATCCTTATGAGGTAAAATATATTCTCCTACTTCATATTTCTGAACTTGAATAAAATGAAATTGACGTTCAGTAATATTGAATGTTTTTATTAAAAAGTCTAATAAAGGTTTTGGTATATTCTGTTTAACTTTATCATGCAGTAAAGTTGAAAAACGACTTGTACCATGTTCAGTTACAACATCAGTACGTTCAATATAGTTGAGATCTTTCTTATTAGTTTCTAGATATTCGTAAACGTTATCGAAGGTAATTTCCATATTAATATATAGACCAAGCTGTTGGGTTATTCCAGTTAGATGTTGAATTTGTTGAAGCTCTAGTGAACTTTGGGTAATTAGAATCTATATTATATTCTGTGCCGTCAAAGGTAAGCTTCCATATTATAAAAACAGGTGCGTATAATTTATACTGATCATTAATATTTGTCGACCAGCTGTAACCGGCATAGTAGGTAACTGTTCTTTGTTCTGTTGTCCAATAATAATAACCTTTACCCCAGTTAATTCCAATCTTACGTAGTACTGGTACGGTTTCTGTTCTCTGATAAGGCACAGAACCACTCCCCGATCTAGAAGTAACTACATTTTGAGATTGCCATCCTGTTTTTTGATATATAACATATGCTGTATCTCCAGACTCCGATATAGCAGGAAGATTTAATTTATCGGTATCAGTTACAAAAGATTTAATAGTACTATTAGATGGACGAGATGCTACTCCGTCTTGCATACCAGAGGTAGGGTCAGCAGGTACTTCACCAGCGGTTGCTGAGTTAGGACCGTAATAGAAGAACGTTCTTACCTCGATAGTTTTATCGAGTACGCCTTCAATGTTACAAGCGAGGGTTTTTAATGAACTAAAATTTTTATTAATCTTAGTTAAAGAATCACCAATATTTTCAGAGTCGTAAATTAAGTCTACTGTTTTATTGCAATCGGTCATAATATTATTTAGTATGTTGACCAAGCTGTTGGATTATTCCAATTAGCAGTATCATTTGTTGATGCCCGGGTAAATTTTGGAAACCCTACATCGACAGTATATTCTGTAGTTGTATAAGTTAATCTCCAAATTATAAGAACAGGTGCAAAGGAGGTATCTGCATCAGTAGTTGTAACTATTCTACTATCTACACTAGTTGAACCTACAGCATTATTATCTGTTTCTCCAGCTGCATACGATCTTGTATCCCATATAATACTCTTACTATTAGAGACAGTACATGCCCAGCCCCCGGGGTTACCACTCCACCCCTTACCGTTATCAACATTTATAGCATTAAACTGTAATGTATGTAACCCGGCTTTTAAAAATATATTTCTACTAACTATATTAGTTGTATATCCTTGAGCAGATGATATTACTGTACCGTCTACATACCATGTTAGACTATTATCAGCCTGACAGCGAAAAGTATACGTACCGTCTGCAGGTATTCGTAATTTACGATATATAGTATGAGTAACACCTGTAGCTACATTTGTAGCTTTATTAACCCATACTGCATACGTATTCATGAAACTACTCCATGCACTATGTGACACGGCGTATACAGCCGGAGAAGTAAACGGTGCACCGTAGTTATACGTTCCATTAGCTATATTTGATGTACCAATTGCTAGATTACTTTTAAATCCTGTTTTTTGATATATGACATATGCTATATCTCCAGGTCGAGAAATCGTAGGTAAATTTAACTGGCTACTACTATTAACAAACGCCTGTATAGTTGCATCAGAAGGACGAGACGTAGAGTTATTAGCCATACCTGATGTAGAATTAGTCTGTGCATTAGGTCCATAATAAAAGAAAGTACGTACGTGTTTTGTTTTATCAAACCTTTGCTCGAGTTCGCAAGTTACCGTTTGAAGTGCACTAAAATTAGTATTAATCTTAGTTAATGAACCACCAACACATTCGTCAGGTGTAATTGTATTAATATAATCGGTACAAGCGGACATTAAAAATACTTAATCCCTTAAGTGTCGTACTCCACCCAATTTTGTGGTTGATTCCAATCTTCTGTTGATAGTGTACTAGCTTGGGAAAACTTTGGAAAATCGGTATCAACAGTATAACTTGTACCGTTATAGGTTAATCGCCAGATAATAAAAACAGGTGCATATACGTTGTATATATCAGGTGATGTTGTTGACCAAGATACTGTTGTAGAAAATGAATTAACTCTTGCAACTGTAGTACCTGTTGTTGATCTTGTAATTTCATTACTAACATACCCTGTCTTTTGATAGATAACATAAACAACGTCGTTTAATTTAGAAATAGCAGGTGCATTAAGTTGGGATGAACTATTAACAAACGATAATATCGTACTATCTGATGGTCTAGAAGCGGTATTATTCTGCATACCAGAGGTAGGGTCAGCAGGTACTTCACCAGCGGTTGCTGAGTTAGGTCCGTAATAAAAAAATGTTCTAACGTTTACGGTATCGTCAATTTTCTTTTGTAAATTACAAAGAGCGGTCTGTAAATTAATAAAATTATTATTAATCTTAATTAAAGAATCACCTATATTTTCTGAGTTTAATATATTCTCAGTATAACGTGCACAAGTAGCCATTTAAATTATTTAATAAGATATAAACAAAAAGAAAGCTACTTAGTTAAAAGTAGCTTTCCTTATTATATTAATTTATTATCTTAGAAGTAACCTAATACGTGAAGTCTACGCTCTGTAGGACCTTGTGCTTCACCGTAACCAATATAAGAAAGTGTTAAGCTTTGCTGACCTACACCGCTTAAGAGTGTTGTGGTCCATGCAGCACGATCATCGTTATCAACGATTGCAATAGCGCTATTATTATATGCGTTATCAAAAACGATTTTACCTGTACCTGAACCTTCATGTCCACCTGTTGTAGCCGTGTAAACAGCTGTTGTGTAAGCTGTTGTTGTTAATGTAACGGCTGGAGCGTTAAATAAAACTCTATTTGTAGTAGTAGCAGAAAGGTATTGTATACCGTTTGTTACTAAAGCGTCTCCTGCTGTATCTTCGAATGTATATACTGTTGCCATATGTACGTATATTTATTCTAACTAGTGAACTTTTTTACTATAAAAAAGGGAAACCCCGTCATTTCTGACGGGGTTTCTTTTGTTGAGTTTTTTGTATACCTTAGAGGTAAACGGCCTGAGCACCAGGTGTGAACGCTGTGCCAAGTCCGGTGCAGATTACTAAGTGATAGTAAAGGTTTGCACCGAAGATGTGATCTACAACACCATAACGTGTTAAGAGACCAACTCTTGGGCTGAAGTCGTTCGGACCGATTGTGCGCTGAACCATGACAGGGATGTACGGGCAGTACACAATACCTGTGTCATAATACTCGGGGCCCTTGTAACCTAAGAGAGCATAGTCAATTGGGTTACTGCGGACGGAACCGTAGCCGGCGCCTGCGGGATTGTATCCTGCATTGACCTGAGCTTCGGTACGGGTATCACGATAGATCTGGAAGCGGCCACCGACAGCTCCGACCTTAGCAATGCCAACGGGGGTAGTGTTTACCGATCCGGTGACGGGCTGCCAGGTGAAGTTGGGGAGGGTTTCAAGAATGGCGCAGATACGAGGTGTGGCGATGATGAAGTTAGCGGCACCACGACGGTTGCGAATAGCAACGCGGTTTGCCTCTACAACGATTCTGTTGTAGAAGTCACGGGCACGCTCACCTGACCAACGGCCATCAGCGGATGCTGCTGACCATGTCGAGTAACCAACACCGGCTCCTGCGTTTAAACAGGTCTGGATCATACGCGCGATCATTTCGCGGTCGATTTCAGCCTGGATTTCGTAGGACATAGCGTTGGTGAGCTCGGCATCGATGTCGATGCCATTCATGTTCTTAAGATCTTGTTCGAGTTCAACGGACCACTTAGCTGCAAGACGGCGTGTACCGGCTTCAACTGCGGTCTTTTCGAACGAAACGGTTACCTGAGGGATCTTTGAGCTGAGCTCAAACTGGCTGAGAAGAGCGGCGACGCCGGTATCCTCAGGAAGTTTGTCCCAAACACCGGCAACACCGGTAAGGGCGGAGCTGGATGTACCTGTGAAGGCGGTGTTCAGGTAGTTATACCCGATTTCCTTACCCTGTGAGGTAGCTGTCTGACCACCAATTGCACCGGCTGCGTTGTTACCATCACCGTTCGCGCTATATCCGAGGGCTGAGCCTTCGTACTTATAACGGAGGGCGAATGCAAGGCCAACTGGTCCAGTCATGGGCTGTACACCAACGATCTCATTTGTGATGAGTTCGGGGAAGGTACGGCGGATCATGGGGATCAGAACCTTGGGCAAACGAGCGTCACCAGTTGCGTAACCATCGGTAGAGGTAACACCAGTAGGGGGATTGAAAGATCCACCAATGGATGTACCGGAACCGAAGACGCCACCGGAGGCGGCAGAATTGCTGGCTTCAAAGCACCACCTCTCTTGGTTTTCCAAGAGAATAGCGGTGTTCAAGCGTGTGTGTTCGTTAGAAATAGCAGAAACCTTGTCAGAAGTGTAGTCCAATACTGGGCTCCACTTTTCAACGAGGGATTCGGCTCTGTTCTTATCGATATGAAGAAGTTCCATAGTTATATTAATTCCTTTTTTTTAACTTTAAAAAAGTTTTTTCGACCTTGTGAGTATGTAAGAAGATGTCGATATTAGTGCTTAAGACGGAGTCTTGAGCCATCGAGCTTCTTCATCTCATTCAGATATCCGCCGACGCTCGGTGCAGTGACCGGGGCTGGTGAAGAAATTTCCTCGTGAAGTTCCTCTGTGAAGGGACGATCAACGGCCTCAACGATCCGTTGTTTGACCCCCTCCTTAGCGGTCTCTTCCTGTTCGGAAA